CGACCGCTGGGGCAACCCCATCAACATTGACCTTGAAGTGCCGCAGACCAAAGATGAAGCCGCATTGGCTCACTTGCAAAGCCACTATGGCGGCCATCCATCAGCTGGCCTGACACCAGGCCGCATCGCCTCGATATTAAAAGACGCCGAGCGGGGCAACCTTATTGCCCAGTGTGAACTGGCTGAGGATATGGAAGAGAAAGATGCTCATATCCAATCCGAGCTTGGCAAGCGCCGGCTGGCCCTGATGTCTGTGCCCTGGAACATCACCGCGCCACCTAATGCCAGCGCTGAAGAAAAGCGCGATGCAGAAATGATTGAGTCACTACTGCGCTCAGCAACATGGCTTGATGATGCGATTTTTGATGCAGCGGATGCCATTCTAAAAGGCTTCAGTAATCAGGAACTGCACTGGGATTACATCGAGAACACCCATGTTATTGTCGGCTGTGAGTGGACTGATCCAAGCTGGTTTCAGGTGCATCCGGAGGCGCGCAATCAACTGATGCTGAGGGACGGCAGCCATACAGGCATGGCGCTTCGCCAGTTCGGCTGGTTAAGCCATCGCGCAAAATCCAAAAGCGGATACATCACCCGCACCGGTTTGGCCCGAGTTCTGGCTTGGCCATATCTCTTTAAAAACTACAGTGTGCGGGACTTGGCGGAATTTCTGGAGATTTACGGTTTGCCGCTACGGATTGGTAAATATCCGGAAGGGGCCAGCCAGTCTGAAAAGGCTACGTTGCTCAGGGCCGTCATGTCGATTGGCCACAATGCCGGCGGTATTATCCCCAAAGGCATGGAGATTGAATTCGAGAAGGCTGCTGATGGCGCGTCAGATCCGTTTATGGCCATGGTCGCCTGGGCGGAAAAGTCGCAGAGTAAAGCTATCCTGGGCGGAACACTCACCAGCCAGGCTGATGGGAAAAGCTCAACCAATGCGCTTGGAAACGTGCATAACGATGTGCGTGAAGACATCCGTAATGCCGATTTAAAAGCTCTTCAAAACAGCATTACACGGGACATTATTTATCCGTTGTATGCACTGAACTGTAAGAGTTATCAAAGCCCACACCGTCATCCGCGCTTTGAGTTCGATACATCACAGGCTGAGGATTTATCTGCGCTGACAACGCCACTTAAAACGCTGGTTGAGCTAGGTATTCAAATACCGCAAAGCTGGATCCACGAAAAAGGCCGGATCCCGATGCCGGCAAACAATGAACCCGTGCTGACACTGCAGACAGTAAAGACTGAGCCTGTGGAGCAGCTGCGCGGAGTCGCGGTATTAAAAGCCGGCGTCAGTGGTGATGACCAGACGGCTATCGAACAGGCGCTGGATGCTTTGTCTGCCGGTGAACTCAATACAGATATGGTCAGTGTGTTGAAGCCACTGATGGTTTTGGCTGAGCAAGATCCGGATGGCCTTGGTGCCAAACTTGGCACTATCTGGCCCCAGATGGATGATGAAGCTCTGACCGAGCGAATTGCACAGGTCATGTTTGTGGCTGAGTTGTGGGGGCAGATGAATGCCGAAGCCATTTAGCCTAGCATCCGCTTTTGGTATGCCACCTAAAGATGCGGTGGCCTACTTTCGGGCCAAGGGTTATGTCGTGTCGGATAACTGGTGGGAAGTGTGGCAGACGTCTCATGCCAGAGCATTCACTGTGGCCAAGGCCATGCGAATGGATGTACTGACGTCTATCCGGACAGAGCTGGACAGAGCCATGTCTCAGGGCAGAACGGCAGACCAGTTTGCAAAAGACCTCGCGCCGACCTTAAAAAAACTCGGCTGGTGGGGCAAGCAAATCTGGGCGGATGCTGCCGGCAATGCGCAGGAAGTGCAGCTTGGCAGTATGCACCGTCTTCGCAACATCTATAGGGTCAATATGCAAACCGCTTACATGGCGGGCCGTTATCGAGAGCAACTGGCCAATGTGGATCACCGGCCTTACTGGATGTATGTCGCTATCAAAGACAGCCAGACCCGGCCAAGTCATGCCCGGTTAAACGGCCGGATTTTTCGTTACGATGACCCTATCTGGAAGCACATCTATCCGCCAAACGGGTGGGGCTGTCGTTGCCGGGTTCGGGCGCTCACAGAAGCCCAAGTGAAAAAGCTTGGTCGTTCAGTTGAAAACGGCACCGGCTACATCGAAGCAATTAAAGCTGAAGCCGGTGTTGATAAACGCACGGGCGAGGTTATTACGGTGGACCATGTACGGATTAACCTGCCTGGTGGCAAGAGTATGCAGCCGGATGTGGGCTGGGCATATTCACCAGGTGAAGCCGGTTTTGGGACTGACGTTGCCATCGCACAAAAGCTGGCTCAAGCCAAAGACATCGACCTTCGCAGTCAGCTTATTCAGTCTCTGAATAACAGCGATCTGCGCCAGGCACAGTTTGCCAACTGGGTAGATAAAGCACTGGAGAATCGCCGGGCGGGAAACTCGGTGCAGACACTGGGGTTCATGCAGGATTCTATCCGTGATGTGGTTAACAATAAGCTCGGTATCGAAGCCAGTTATCTGATGGCCATCTCTGAAAAAGAACTGCTGCATGCGGACAGCCCCAAGCACCAGGCAAAAGGTGTCACGTTAAGTGCCACCGAATACCGGCAGTTGCCATTGTTGCTGCAGCAGGCTGAAGCGGTGCTTTGGGATAAGGCGAATAACAATCTGATGTATGTGTTGCCATCGGTAGATGGTCAGGCCATCAAGATAATCGTCAACGCAAACTGGCTGATAAAGAAACAGCCTCAGCTCTTAAACGCGGTGATCAATGTGTACAAGGTGCAGTGGGAAATGCTCGGCGGTGAGCAGTACGAAGTCATTCAGGGGAAATTGAGCAGGTAACGGTGGGCCTCGAACCTCACACTCCCAACGCATAGCGACGGCGATTTACCAATTAATCGTACGTTACCTGTCCCTACCAGTATAAATCGAGGATAGAAAATGACCAACCCCTTTGTGGTCGAACATAACTTTGATCAGCTATCTGCCACACTGACTGGCCTGCAGAACCGGGCGGAAGATTTAACTCCGGCAATGCGCAAGATTGGCGGCCTTTTATCAGACATTACGGAAGAAGCATTTGAGTCCGAGTCTGATCCGGTAACAGGTGAATACTGGCCGTGGCTCTCTGAAAACTATTTAAAACGCCGGCCAAACCGGCGCAATGGCCAAATGCTGCAGGCGAGCGCCGGTGGTCTGGCATCCAGTATCGCCGTCGATACAGGGGATATCTGGGCACAGATTGGTAGCAACAAACCTTATGCCGCCATCCATCAATACGGTGGCACCGATGACATGGCGCCAGGACCAGCTGCTATTCCTGCCCGACCATATCTTGGCTTTGGCGAAAGTCACCATGATGAGATAGTTGGGATCATCAGAACTTACATAAAGGGGTAAATGCCATAGTGCTTTCAGGGACGATTTTGAAGCGTTTAATGATTTGCATGCAACAACGCCTTAGGTAGACTGTTTAAATCGCTTCAAGCGAATTTTAAACGGGGTTTAAACAGCATGATTAAGGAGCGATATGGAAATTGATAACGCAGCATCGAGACTTCGCGCACTACTCGATAGTTTCGTAGAAATTGGCATTGCGAATAAAAATGTAAATTGCATCGAAATATGGCGTCGAGTTTTTGGATTTGCACCTGGGGATGGGGATCATTTAGTACTTGAAAAAATTGCTTCGGCGATGTCACTTCCAGCTAAGGTGGTTGAAGAAGTCTGCCAAGGTGATGAAAGCTTAATCAGAGATGTAGCACCAAGGATGCAGAAACTGGCTCAGGCATTCACCTCTGCATATGTTGATGGCCCCTGTAATACTTTCGTTGCAAAGATTTCTACTGATGTTTTAGGTGAGCTGAATATTTTTGCTCGTATGCCAAGTCTAAACACGAGATATAAAAAATTTAGCGCTGACGAACTGTCGAGTCTAAGAGATAAGTTCGTTAGTTTGGCCTCGGAGATTCGTGATTTGGGTTTGCCACCAAAACTAAAGCTGCAACTCCTAAGTCTTTTGAATAATATTTTAAAGACAATTGATGATTATCAAATTGCAGGTATTCAGCCTGTTATCACAAGTATTTATGCCATGGTTGGTCAATCAGTAACCGATCAAAATCTTGAAGAAGAACTGAAGAAAGATTCACTTGGAAAGAAAATAGGGTATGTCCTGTTGTTTGCATTTGCGGCGATTTCTGCTTTAGCAGACGCTCCAGATGCTGCCAAATTTATAGAAGATTCATCCAACAAGCTGCCTCACTTTTTTCAGGACAAAACTGATAACTAGCAAAACCCTTTAATCCAGCCCTCTAAACTTTCCCCCGCAAAATCAGCTCAGTGAATTTTTTGACCTGAGCTGATATGTCCACCAAAACCGCCATCTCCCTTGCTGTTCTGACCGCCACCACTGGCGGCATGGCTGTATTGAGCAGCGTGATTGATTTGTCTGTTGATGATGAATGGGCACAGCTGACACCAGATGGTGAGTTCTCTGCTGTCGACGGCCGGCCTTTTGATGTGCCTGGTCGCAAATGGCTGATGAATGCC